GGGCCTGTTTGATGAGGGGCTGGAGCTCCCTGCATGCCATGCTTGCTCCTTGCATTCTTTAGGTGCGCAAAGTAACCGGCCTCTCATCAAACAGTTAACCAGGAGAACAGCTATGCGCGAACGCATCATGTACGAGATAGAGAGTGCAATCTTTTTAGAGCCAGACACTTTTGACGAAGCCATCATTGGTGTGGCACACAGGTTTGGCATGGACCCGGTGGTTGCATACGACCGCACCATCGTGATCGACATACTGGCACGCGAGATGACGCGCGAAGAAGCAGAAGAGTTCTTCGAGTTCAACACAATAGGCTCATGGATGGGCGACCTCACTCCCATCTTCGTCGACACCAGACCAGCGGAATGATCACACTTCGTATTGACTTGGAGACGTACAGCAGCGTCGATTTGAAGAAGTGCGGCGTGCACAAGTACGTTGAAGCCGATGACTTCGAGATCATGTTGTTCGGTTTCAAATACGGTGATGGCCAGGTGGCTGTGTATGACTTGGCCAACGGCGAAGAGTTGCCCGACCACATCATGGATGCGCTGACGGACCCGACCATCATCAAGACCGCATACAACGCAGCATTCGAGATGGCTTGTATTGGTTCACACTTTGGTCAAGAGTTCATCAAGCCCGAACAGTGGAGATGCACAAGCGTGCATGCCCTGTACCTGGGATTGCCCGGCAACCTGGCTGACGTTGGCAAGGTCGTTGGCATCGAGCCAGACAAACAGAAGATGACCGTAGGCTGGAGCTTGATCAGGTACTTCTGCATCCCATGCAAGCCAACCAAAATAAACGGTGGCCGTACACGCAACCGGGCGCAACACGATCGGGCCAAGTGGCAGCTGTTCAAAGACTACTGCTTACGAGACGTTGAGTCTGAACATGAGATCGCTATCAAGCTGGCCAAGTTCCCAGTGCCTGAAGTTGAATGGCAGCTGTGGCATCTCGATCACCGCATGATGATGCGTGGCGTGATGCTTGACACGGTATTGATCGATGCAGCTATCGAGTGTTCCGAACTATTCAAAGAGCGACTGACCAACCAGGCGATCAGGCTCACAGGTTTAGACAACCCGAACAGTCGCAACCAAGTGCTTGAGTGGCTGCAAAAGGAAGAGGACGACGACACCATCCTGGACTTGACCAAAAAGAATGTGCCTACGTTGTTGGCCAACACCGACAGCGAGATCGTGCACCAGGTGTTGATGCTTCGACAAGAGTTGGCCAAGACCAGCGTGACCAAGTTCAACGCCATGGCCAGAGCAGTGTGCAAGGACCAGCGCGTGCGCGGCCTCACCCAGTTCTACGGTGCCAATCGCACGGGTCGTTGGGCCGGTCGTATTGTGCAAGTTCAGAACCTACCGAAGAATGAACTTAGAGATTTAAACCTGGCACGCGACCTGGTCAAGATGCGCGAGTTCGACACACTTGCAATGATGTTTGGAACAGTGCCTGACACGCTGTCACAGCTCATCAGGACGGCCTTCATTGCAAGCCCTGGGGCTACCCTACTATCGGTCGACTTCAGCGCCATTGAAGCCCGCGTGATTGCTTGGCTGGCATGGTGCGTGTGGAGGCTGGATGTATTTAAAACCCACGGCAAAATCTACGAAGCATCAGCTGAGCAGATGTTCAAGCTGCTCGCTGGCAGTGTCGACAAGAAGTCACCTTACAGGCAGAAGGGCAAGATCGCCGAGCTGGCCCTTGGCTACCAGGGCGGAGTCGGTGCACTGACCACCATGGGCGCGTTGAACATGGGCCTGACAGAGGCCGAGCTGGACCCGATCAAGGTGGCGTGGCGCGAGGCCAACCCCGAGATCGTGAAGCTGTGGTACGCGGTCGAGCGTGCAGCCAAGCAGGCGGTGACCAACAAGACATCGGTTGCGTTGGAGATTGCGGGCCATAGGTCGAAGTTGTTCTTCAGATACGAGTCCGGTTTTCTAACTATCCAATTGCCAAGCGGTCGCAAGTTGTTCTACATAAAACCACGCATTGAAAACGAGGACCTGGTGAGAGAGAACAGCAAGACCGGTGGCCGCTACATTGTGGCCAGTGTTGGGTCGTTGACATACGAAGGCCAGGACCAGAAGACCAAGCAGTGGACCAGGCTTGCAACGTATGGGGGCAAGCTGGTGGAGAACATCACACAGGCGATTGCACGCGACTGTTTGCGCGAGTCGATGTTGGCGCTTGACGAAGCAGGACACGAGCAGCTGTTCACTGTTCACGATGAGATCATCATCGAGACAAAGAACGCGGACGACTTGCCCAAGGTCGAAGAGATCATGGGCCGGTCACTGAGTTGGGCACCAGGCTTACCTCTGCGTGCCGATGGATTTGCAACACCCTACTACATGAAGGAGATCGATTGATGAATGCGGATGAAGTTCAAGTTGGCGGCAGCCACTACAAAGACATGCCAGTGCAGCCGTGGGCTGTGATGGAGGCGGTGCTTACGCCCGAAGAGTTCCGAGGTTTTCTCAAAGGCAACATCATCAAGTACAGCATGCGTGCTGGCCGCAAAGACGGAAGCGATGACGGCAACAAGGCTTTGCACTACATACAAAAACTCGAAGAGATGACATGGTGAAATACATCATCCTCTTTGTGTTGGGCTGGTGTCTGGTTTGGTTCTTAGCCGGACTTGTATCAGGTTTGCTGTGGGCAGGCTGGAGGCTTGCATGAAGTGCCCAGTGTGTAACGCCTGGGTTGAAGTCCAGGAAACGCGTCAACGTAAAGAAGGACGGTATCGCCGGTATCAATGCGGTAACCTTCACACGTTCGGCACAATGGAATCTTTGTTTGCTATCTATGACGAAGAGTTTAAAAAGAAAAACACTGCAAAGAAAATTGCAAGACTTCAAGCTGTTAGAGATAAGAAGAGGGAGGCGGCATGAGCGAAGAAGACGAAGCCTGGGCCACGATCGACAGAACCCAGTCACTGAATCGTAAGCGTCAGATTGAAAACCAGATGCGCGACTTGACCGATGAGATGAACCACATCCGAGTTCGCTTAGGCGACCTTGAAGTAAAAACATCGGAAGAGTTTTACAACGAGTTGCGCAATGGCGTGATTGAAGAAGTGGCACAGCATGTTGAGAAGCTCAAGGGCTTTGGCCACGACACCATAAGCAGCTTCACCATCTACGTAAGGGACCTCAAAAAATGACACAAGAGAAAATGCTGCAAGCCCTGCATGACGAGAACGAGCGCCTTGGTTTGTACATAGACGCTTATTCGTTGCCCGTCACGCCAGAATATTCTGAATGGAAATGCTACATGTTTGGCAACACACCTGGTGGGCAAGGATTGATTTACATTCCGGTAAAAGGTCAAGAGCCAAATCGGTTTGCCCGTTGGATGATGAAGATTTGTTTTGGCTGCACTTGGGTTAAGGAGAACACATGAGCTACATCATTGCATCATTGCCGCCCGTGAAATGTTTTGTTAAGAAAGAATTTCTTTACAACTTCACCAAGGGACACGGCGAATTAGAGCCTGCGATATGGGTCAGCTTAAAGGCTTTGCGAGGCCAGGTGTTTCGCATTGAATCCTTGCTGCCCAACTACGGGGCGCTGTACGACAAGCTGCCCATCCATGCGTATGTCTGGCATGAAGACTACAGTGGCACGTTGTCAATCGACACGCTCCAGCTGTGGGACTGCATGGGCTATCAATTCACAATCGTAGAAAAGATTGCCTTGCGAAATCTCAGCGTAAAGTTTTTGGGAAAGGACAAGCAGTGGCATTTTGGCCGCTACATGTTCACCGTAGACTTCTGCGCCGATGAGATGGCGCTGGACACCGGGTTTACAGAGCAGGCCGAAGAACACAAGTCATTCAACTGGATCATGTTAGACAACGGCCAGTTTGCTTGCCAGCCAAACAACCGATGCCTCTGGTACGACCAAAGCCTGGTGCCTAGCGAAACAAAGTTCCCTGACTTTCAAGCCGCGCAACATCTGTGGTCGGTGGACGGCTCGCGCAAGTGGGCAGCAGGAACTGACTGGTTTTACACCATTGACGAAAGACCTGAATGACTAAGCGCGAACTTGTTCTTCAATTCATACGCGATCTCTTTCGGTCTAAGTCGCCCATTGAATTAGCCGAACAAGAATTGCTTGAAGCCCGGCTGGCCAAGATGGATGCAGAAACGGCGGTCGAATACTACGTTGCCATGCTTCAGTACAACCAGAAACGAATTGACCGCCTAATGGAAAGACTGGAGGATATGTATGATCGCCAGGAATTTATTCCTCAGCCTAGTATTCGTATGGCTCGGGATCACCACATGGACGGCATCCGAGCCAACACCCCTGACCGCATCTCAGCTCCAAGTCAAAGCCAAACAAGCGTCGAAAGACGCGGTTTGTAAAAGATTAAAGAAGGGCTCAAAGCGTGACAGGCTCTGTGGAGTTGATAAGAACATTCTTTGGTAGGGGCCCTATTCCTTGTCTTCGCCCTCAACAGTCAGACCCTCGCGCAGGAACTGTTTCTTTTGCCTGAGCTTATCGGTTTCTTTGTCAGCATTTGGTGAAGTGATTATGCCTTTTGATTCTTGCCGTTTAAGTTTTTTTATCTTCTTATCAAGCTCACGAATTTGCTGCTGTATTTGCCCCATTTGAATTTGTTCTGAGGTATCCAAGTCAATCGGTCGCGCCTTTATGCCCACTGTTTGCATTGCTGCATATTTGGTTTGAACTTTTAAACTGTCATTTCCGATGCCGGTGTACTCGGCCAAACCCACATTGACTGGTTGGCCAGTGCTGTTGGCGATCACGTTCATTGCGCGTTCAAAGTGCGTATTGCCAATAGCAATTGCAGGCGTAAATTGTTTCCAAGCCCAGGTCAATCTTTTTTGTGCGGCCTCTAAATCCGTGTCTAAGTTTTTGTCAACAATTGGCTGGTCACGGAACGTGTCCTTGTTACCCAGTAACGCAAAAGCAGAAGTGAGAACCGGGCTGTTTGGCATCAACGGCGCAAGCAACGGAATGCCGCCAGCATTGTTGTGCGCGTCGAACAAGTCCCCACCTGGGAAGATGCGGCTCACGTCCAAGAAGACCGGCAGGTTGGTCAGATCGTCCATGCCCAAGCGAATGGTTTTCTCTGTGCCCAATGACAGGCTTGCGCCCTTCATCCACGGCGGCAAGAATTTGCGCTCTTGCTTCTCCATGTCCTTGGCCTTGTTGCGGAACTCTTCGTCGGTCATGTAACGGCGGATCACGGTCCACCAGTCCTCGTCGTCACCACCGCCCAAACTTGCAGCCATTGCATACATCATTGCGTTTATTGTGTACAAAGCAACAGCTGGCGCGGCGTATCTAAACGGATGTTCCAAAGCGGTCTGAGCCAAGATGGGAACCAGTTTGTAGGTGTAACTAAAGAACGGCAAACCAAGGGGCATGTCGCGAATGATGCGGGCCGTCTTTGGCAAATCATCATACGTAAAAATAAATTTCTGCGCGTAGTCAACCGAGTCGTCTACATCCAAACCACGGTTGCGCGCTTCGCGGTAAATCATGTATCGGAAAAACTGGTCTTCGGCATCGTATGCAATACCCATTGGTTTGCGCAAGAACAAAGACAAAGCATTCCACAGTCGATCAACATTGCGGCCAGCTACTGACTCGCTCATCTGAGCCATGGCCTTGAGTTCTTCGGGCAATACTTTCAACAGTTCAGCGCGGTTAAACGTACCGCCAAACAAGCCCGCGTCGCGAGCCTCATCGACCATGGCCGAGCCCTTGACCAAGTCATGTAGTGACCCAACATACTTGTGTGTATCCCAATAGGACACGCCAGCAAAGTGAGCCATCGTCAAGTTCGACAGCACGTTGTTTGCGTGAGCCACTGGGTTGAGAACGGTCTTGCCCTCCTTCCACATTGACAAGCCCTTGAGGTACATCTTGATCAAGTCGTTTTGCATTGACTGATCAAAGCCTTCTAGCTGGTCAAGGATTTCTTTTGGCACCCATTTGCCAGCCAGTTTGCCGTACCTGGGGACCATGGTGTCTTCAATTTTTGTATCTGGCACTTTGACGTGGCCAGGCTCTTCGCGTTTTTTGCCGTAGTTGGTTGCTAGGTTTTCGTACAAACGGCCAAGAGCAATGTCGCGTTGACTTTTGTTGTAGCCCATGACAAAGCGGAACATGGCATCGCGAATCTCGCCCATGTCGTCGCGCTCTTGCCTGGTGTAATCGCGCCACACGGTGATGGTGTCGTCAACAGCTGGATCAAAGTTGTCATCGCGCACTTCCCAACCTGTGGTGGTCCAACTATCAAGCTCATTTACAAGTACGTTTTGAAACATGCCCCTGGCTTTTAAGCTGTTGCCGGTAACGCCTTGCATGGTTGTTTGGCGAGCAAGCAATCCTTTGGCCGCTTTCATCCAAGCCTTGGTTTCGTCTTTAATTTTTGATTCGTAAAAGCGCGGCAAGTACTTGCCGTCCCAGCGACCAGCGGCCTGGGGTGAAAGCATACCCAAGCTCACCAGCTCTGCCGTTTGTTCGGCCATGATTGATTGCATAGATGCAGCTAATTCAAGCACGCGCTTTGGTGGCCGAATACCAGCCTTGAGTTCGCCTTCGATCACATCACTGATCATCTCGCGCTCTTGCTTGGATAGCTCCTTGAGGTTCTTGGCCACATCGACCGTGAGGTTTTGAGCCTTATCAATTTCGACTTTCATTTTGCGCATGGCGCGTGACAGCTCAGGGCTGACTGGCTTGGCTCTTACCACCTGAAGCACATCGTTGGATACGTCGGCTGCGTAGCGGTAAGCCTTGGCACCAGCACCGAAGCGGAAGCGACCCAGCTCATCGCGGCTGAGTACCCAGCCCTCGGTCTCACGACCAACAGGGCGGCGTGCAAATCGAATGTCTGGATTGTTCTCATCAAACGTGCCGGTGTTGCCGGTGGCTGACTTGATTTGTGTTGGCTCGAAGGCAATGACCTGGTCCAGCTCGCCATCGATGTAGAGCATTGCACCGTCGTAGCCTTGGGCCTTGAGCTTGGTGCGATCCAGGCCGCGATAAAGAAACTCATCGGCCTTCTCAGTTCCAAACTCAGTGCGCACAATGTATGGCTTCTGAATGCTTAGATAAACGGGATAGATCGCGCCCCTCTCGCCCGTATCTTCAAACACGTTCTCAGTGAAACCCTCAGCGTACTTCGTGTCGGGTGTGAAGTAAACGCCATCGGTTGGGCCGCGTGATTCAAACACGTTGATGTCACCACCTGGCCGAGTGCCGTGGTACACGACGATTGGCTTGTCGTTGGCGTCAACGACCTTGCTGTCCTTGAACCAGCGTTTGAATTCTGGTGTTTCAGTTTGCTGGCGTGCAAAGCGGATGTCGTTTACTTCACCAAAAGCGCCGGTGTTGCCGATGGCCGATTTGACCTGAGCCTTCTTACCTAGCGAAACATAGTAGTCAGTTGTTCCAGTGCCTTCAACCATGTCGGCAACGTCACGCACGATCACGCCATCGCGGCCCTCTTTCTTTGCTTCTTTCAGCAGGTACGTCATGCCCACATTCATGCCCTTGTATGGCATAGACATTTGCGTGCCGCCCTTAGCGTCTACTTCCAACGGATTGGCCAAGCGCATATAAACGGGTTCAACAAAGCCGCCTTCCTCAGCAGCGTAGGCGTTGGCGGTTTGAGGTTTTGAACTGAAGAATGTCCCGTCCTTGTCAGCGTCGTAGGCTCCTCGGTACACCACCAACGGATTGCCGTTGGCGTCCACCACTTTGCTATCACCAAACCAGCGTTTGAATTCTGGTGTATCGGTCTGACGTTTCTGGAACATCATCTCAGCTGGGTTCTCTTCGCGCCACTGGGCAGCGGCTTCGACAAACTTGTTGTAGTCGTTGTCGACAAAATCATCGACGGTTTCATAGCCAGCTTCTTCGGCCTTCTGCTGGAGGAACACGGCCTGGCGTGCAGCGTCGTCCGCAATTTGGACAATCTCTTCGCGCTTACTAAACGCGAAAGGGGCTCCGGTGATGTCGGCGTCCTCGCTGTAGGTGGCGTTCTTGGCCAGGACCAAAGGACCGATCTGGATCACCTCATCAGCACTGACGATCGGCTGCATGGTGTCGCGGTTGTAAAAGTAGCTGTGGCGGAACGGGTCCATGCCGATCTGTACCCAGGCTGGGTCCTTCATTGCTGCCTTAGCGCGGACCGCAGCGGCTGCGTTGCTGATCGGCTTCCACTTGCCGAGCACCGTAGCGATT